CCAAAAGTTTAAATTCTTTGACGAATACGATCCCGAAATAAGTGGCAACATCAATGTTGCTGATGCATCGTTTAGTCTTGGTACTGTTGTTGCAGATTCATTTGAGGGTAACTTAACTTCCACAACTATAAATGTTACCGGAACTGCAACTATAGGAACACTAGATGTTTCTGGAGTAGGAGATATCGCGGGCAATTTTTCAGTCAACACAAACAAGTTCACTGTAGCTGCTTCAAGTGGTAATACTGCTATTGCAGGAACATTAGGTGTTACCGGTGAGTCAACCTTAGCCAGTGCAACTATAAGTGACCTAACCAACAACCGTATTGTTATTGCAGGAACTAGCGGCATAGTAGAAGACGATGCTAATTTCCGTTTCGACGGTACTAACTTCGATATCGGTGCAAGCGGTAGTGAAAAATTCCGTGTAGTAGTAGCAAGCGGTAACACAACTATTGCAGGTACACTAACCGTAACTGGACAAACAGATTTAAATGGAGATATTAACTTAGGTAATGCTACTAGTGATACTATAACATTTGTAGGACGCATGGACAGTAACCTAGAGCCAAGTACAAATGACGCTCGTGACTTGGGTACCAGTTCACTTGCATGGAGAGATTTGTATCTAAGCGAAAGTGTAAACTTCAAAGGCGCAACTACTGAAAATGAAATTGTATTCCCAACAAACTTAGCAGACGGATTAAGTATCACAGACGGATCAAATGACTTTATTGTTTTCACAAGTACAACTGGTAGCAATGCCATTGCTCTTAAACCAAATGTAAACATAGATGCAACAACTGCGTCGAGCAGCACTACAACAGGTGCATTAGTTGTTGACGGTGGATTAGGAGTTGCTGGAAATGTTCACTCTGGAGGTACATTTACTGGTAATGGTAGTGGTTTAACAACTCTAAATGCTTCAAACATAAGTTCTGGTACTATAAGTGATTCCTACTTACCTACATCGCAAGCAGGCAAAACATTTACCAGTGATATAACTGTAAACAGTCACAAAGTCGGTCGTGGCGGTGGAAATAGTGCAACTAACCTTGCAATAGCAGGTGGACAAGCTATAAGCACCGGTACTGACAACCTAGTAGTTGGCGTCGGTGCGATGGGCGCTGTAGTAACAGGCACAGACAACGTTGCACTTGGTAATACAGCACTGGCTCTTGTTACTAGCTCAACACATAATACTGCGGTAGGAAATGATGCACTAGCACAAGCCGCAGCAAATGCTGGATACAACGTTGCTGTCGGTGCACAATCCATGCAAAACACAACAGGCGACGGAACCAACCAGGCAATAAACAACGTTGCAGTTGGATATCAAGCACTTGCAATTACCACTGGTAAACAAAACGTTGCTATCGGTAGTAATGCTGGCGACAGCATTGCATTGGGTAGCAATAACATTGTTATCGGTTATAATGCAGATGCAAGCACAAGTACAACCAGCAATGAAATTACACTAGGTAACAGTAATATAACCAACTTCCGAATCCCTGGCGTTACTTTGACAGCTAGTACAACAACATTAACATTCGGCGGAACCAGTGGATTCTCTGGTGTGGGTACAAACTTAACTGCTCTTAATGCTACTGAATTAACAAGTGGTACTGTAGCCGGAGCTCGTTTAGGTGGAACCCAAACTATGGCAGGAGTTAAGACATTTAGCGACACTACTGCTTCTTCTAGTACCATAACTGGTGCTGTTATCATTGGTGGCGGATTAGGTGTTGCTGGAAACATTCATCTTGGCGGTACAATCACTGGCAACGGTAGTGGTTTAACAACTCTTAATGCTTCGAACTTGTCGAGCGGTACAGTAGCAGGTGATCGATTAGGTGGAAACCAAACCATGGCAGGAGCCAAGACGTTTAGCGATACCACTGCCTCTTCGAGTCATACAACTGGTGCTGTTATCATTGGTGGCGGATTAGGCGTTGCCGGAAATATCTATTCAAACGGTATAATTAATGGCAATGGTAGTGGGTTAACAACACTCAATGCTAGCCAGCTATCAAGTGGTACAGTACCTAGTGACAGACTAACAGGTACATATGCAATTAGCGTTTCTGGTAACGCAGCAACAGCAACCAAGTGGGCAACAGCTAGAACTATAACACTAGGTGGCGATTTAAGCGGTAGCGTGAGCATTGACGGCAGTGCAGCCGTTACACTGACAGCAACAATTGCAGCCAACAGTGTTGCTCTTGGGACTGACACTACCGGTAACTATGTTGCAACTGTGGCTGCTGGCACACCTGGTGCAGAAACAACATCGAGCGGGCTTACTATAAGTGCTACAGCAGGTGAAGGTACAGCAGCTACAATTGCACACGCAGACACCAGCACATTAACTGGCGCTCAAGGTAGTGCAGGTATCGCTGCAATCACTCTTGATGGTTTTGGTCACGTAACTGCGGTTACAACTGCAACTTACTTGACAAGCCAAGCAGACAATTTTGCAACTGTAGCAATTGGCGCAGATGCTGGTTACACATGGGGAACAGCAAACACTAACACAAACCAAACAGCAGATAGTGCAACGGATACAATAACAATCGTTCGTGGTTTGACCGGAACTACTGCCGGTATAGATTTGTTTACAAACACTGTTGCAGGAACAGATGCAATTAAGATTGCACACGCAGATACATCAACACTAAGTGGAGCGCAAGGATCTGCAGGTATAGCAAGTATAACTGTTGATGAAATGGGTCACGTAACTGCGGTTACTACAGCAACATACTTAACAAGCCAAAGTTCAGACTTTGGTACTGTTACAGTAACTGATACTGACAGTGGTTACACATGGACAGAAACAGGTAGTGCTGTTGCAGACACTACCGGAGACACATTAACATTAGTAAGTGGTTCAGGTATTAACATTGATGTAGCTGCATCAAGTGATGCTATCCGTATTACAAATACCGACCGTGGCAGCTCGCAAAATATATTTAAAAACATTACACTTGAACAATCTGACGGTACTACAATTGATACAGTTGTTGCAGACAGCAATAACGATATATTATACATTAGAGCAGGAGCAGTAGATAGTGTAAACGGTATTGACATTGTAGCTGATACTGCCGCAGACAGAATAACAATAAGCCATTCAAACACCAGCGGGCAAAGCTCAGTGTCTAATACTGGTAGAACATACATTCAAAGTGTTACAGTTGATACATACGGTCACGTAACTGGGTTAACAAGTGCAACTGAAACTGTAGTCGACACTAATACAACATATAGTATTAGTTCGGAAACTGTAGTCGGCGGCGCCAATCTAAGACTTACAGGCAGCGATGCATCAACTGATAATGTTACATTTGCTTCTGGCACAAATGTAACAGTAACAAGAACTGATGCAAATACTATTACAATTAGCTCAACTGATACTAATACCACTTATACAGCAGGAACAGGCTTAACGCTAAGTGGTACGACATTTAATGCAAATGTAAATGCAACTACACAAGCAGTTGCATCAAACGCAGTCAGTGCAACAGCAAGCAGAACATATGCAGTTCAGGTTGACGGCAGCGACAACTTGGTAGTAAACGTTCCGTGGAGTGACACTGACACAAACACCGATACACTACAAAGCATTGCAACTGATTCTACAAATGCAACTAGATATATTACTTTTGTTGCAAATACCACAGGTGCACAAACTGGTCTTGTTAATACTAACTTCAGTATAAACCCAAGTACACAGACATTGATACTGTCTGGTGCAAACAACGCTACAGCAGGTAGTAGCCAACTTCATCTAAACGGTGCAAGTGGTAACAGAATTGACTGGAACACTAATGGAATTGACTTACCTGCATTTACCACAAGAAGCGCCGGTACTAAACTGTTGTTGTATCCAAATATAGGTGCTGCGGCAGTTGATTTTGCAATAGGTATCGGAAGCAGTACATTGTGGCACAGTGTTCCAACTGCTAGTGCTACCACATACTTCAGATGGTACGGCGGAACTACACAAGCCGCAGTATTAACCGGCGCCGGAACCTTTACTGCAACCGGTGATGTTTGTGCATTCTCTGACGTTAGAGTTAAAGATAACATTGAAGTTATTGCAGATCCGTTAACCAAGATATTAAGCATACGCGGTGTAACATTTACAAGAACTGACAAAGAAGATACCGAACGTAGACATATGGGTGTTATTGCACAAGAAGTTGAAAAATACTTCCCAGAAGTTGTTCATGAAGGCGACGATGGTATCAAGTCAGTTAATTACGGTGCGTTTGCTGGTGCATTTATCGAAGCGTTTAAAGAACAGCAAAGACAAATTGATGAACTGAGAACAATGCTTCAGAAAGTACTCGATAAATAAAAGCATGGATAGCCAGATAATCTGGCTATCCTACTTGACTTAAATTAAATACTCTGCTATTATAGTAAAAACTAGGAACGTATATGGCGACAGGATCGTTACCACCAACAGGTAGTCTCATTTGTATGAGCGATGTAAACACTTACTTCGGACTTTCCGGAACCCCTATATTCATGGGTGTACTAGGAACATACTTAGGTATTTCTTCTGGTACATTTATTTGTCTTAGTGCCACATTCGGTGGTCAGGGTAGTTAATTTGAGGAGAATACTTTTATGATAACAGCATACGAACTCGAGAATGTTATTCTTGCTACTGAATTTAGTAAAGCAAGAAAACTTAAAAAATTAGAATCTATTAATTTAGAAGACAAAGAGCTAGAACAATCTATCAAAATCAAAATCTTAGGAACTGAAACAGAAGAAGAAGTCCTAAGTAGAGCAGAAGCTGATGACAAGCATCACTGGACTGAATATTTTGGTAATAGAGCAGCGGCAGATCTTCTAACATTAGGTAAAGTACAACCAGAAACAATGCTAGCAATGGCACTGCTTCCGGAAAAAGAATTTGCAGAAGTTGTAAAAAAAGCAACAAGTACAGCAAACAAACTAAACAGAATTACTCTAGCAACTGAAAAGGAATTGAATTTAGATTTGATTAGCCAAGAGCTAGTTTAATGAAAATTGCAATTTGCGTCCCTTCGCACAACTACGTACATTTAGGATTTGCCAAATCTCTTGCTAACCTAACTTCTCACTTGACAAAATCTGGTGTAGATTTTGAAATATTTTCTGCATTAGGAACTGTTATTCCGGACCTAAGACAGATACTAGCAACTCGTGCATTGCAAAGTGGATCGGACTATTTACTTTGGCTCGATAGCGATATGCATTTTCCAAAAGATACAGTTGATCGGCTGCTCGCACACAATAAAGATATTGTTGCTGCAACCTATAGCACAAGAGTTAAGCCATTAAGAAGTGTTGCATTTATTAATCAATACGACTTAGATGCTAGACTAGATGCTACAACAGGTCTGCATAGAGTCTGGGCAGTTGGTATGGGATGTATGCTGGTAAGTCGAAAAGTGTTCGAATCATTGCCTAAACCTTGGTTTACACACATTTATAACGAAGCAGAAGACAACTTTGTAGGCGAAGATGTATATTTTTGTAAACAAGCAAACGAAGTTGGATTCAAAACTTATATTGATGTTGACTTGAGTAAACAAGTAGCACATTACGGAATAAAAGCATTTATTTTAGATGAGACAAATGAATACAGTTGAACGTTTTAACAAATTTAGTAAAAAGACTTATAACGCACAAGATGTTTTAAAAAATCATATCTTGCAAAGATTTCCAATACTGTATGTAGAAGACGCAAAAAACTATGACTTGAAACAACTGGAAAAGTTCAAAGACAAGTCAGATTACATATGGGTAGTTGACAAAGACATTGAAGTGTATAGATCATTTCCTTGGCATTACAAACCCAAGCGTGACGACTACGGATGTATTATTTGTTTTCCTTATGTTTTTAAAGAAAGTAAACGTGTAAGCAGTTGGGAAAAAGTTAGACTTGTACCAACTACTATAAACAACGAAACACAACTTGTAACTGAAACTAACATCTGTGGTGATTATGATGTGTATAGAGGAAAACATAACTTTGATATTTTCTTCCTGGGCGATAAAGAAACTGGCACTTGGGAAGATCTAAGAAAAAGATTTCCCGAAGCTATCGCAGTTAAAACATATCAAGATGCTATGAGATTAGCAGTGACAGACATGTTTTGGGTTGTGTACGACGACTTAATTGTAGATAGCACATTTGAGTTTGATTACGAACCCGACGAGTGGAGTTTTAAATATCCCCATTTGTTTGGCAACGGAAAAAATGATAAGTTCGACGGCATTGCATTAATGCCTAAGAGCTATATTCCAACAGATAAAGAATTAGAATATAGATTTCTAGCACAAAAGAAACAAATAAAACAAGTAGCAAGTAAACCTAGAAATTACGAAACATTTTCTTTTGATACATACGAAGACTACGAAGCAGCATTAAAAACTTCAAAAACAGACCTGTTTTGGCATATTCCAAGAGATGTAATAGTTGAAAAAGATTTTAATTTTTCAATTAATTTTGATTTTTATAATATGTTTGACAGAGATATCACGCATGTTTTTAAAAACAAAGAGTCATATGACGGAATAGTACTTTTTTCTAAAAGAAGTCCGGTAACTAGAAAAGAGTTTGAACACAGATTTTATATAGAAAAAAAAGAATGGGATGTAGTTGCATCTTATCCAAAGCCCTACGATGTATTCAATGTTGAAAATTATAATGATTACTTAGATGCATTAGACAAAACTACAACAGAACTATTTTGGGTATCTACAAATAATATTTCGGTAGATCGAGATTATATAAACAACTTTTATGTAGATTGGCACAACAGAGTTGATCGTGAACAAACGCATGTATTTTTACATAAAGTAAACAAAGATTTCTATAAAAATGGTTTGCTACTGTGCAGTAAACATAAAATATTAACAGAAAATGAAATCAAACATAGACATCCAATTGAACGAAAAGAATGGAATGATATTGTAAGCACAAAAGTTGTTTACGATATGTTCAGTGTTGAAAATTACAATGATTACTTAAATGCATTTGATAATTCTAAAACTGAAATGTTTTGGATTTCAACTAAAAACATTGATACAACAATGTTTGATTTTTCTAGTATATATTTTACGCATGACAACGAATACGACAGAAAGATAAATCATGCGTTCATTCATAAAATTAAGGATGACATATATTACAACGGATTGATACTGTGCAGCAAATACTCGCCATTAACAGAAAATGAAGTAAAGTATCGCTATCCTGTTAATAGAAAAGAATGGAACGTTGTTGCTTCTGGTCCCGTTAAGTATCCTGTGTATATAATCGAAAGTTACAACGATTATCTAAATGCATTAAATGCCGATGGACCTGAAATGTTCTGGATGAGTAGCAGCAATATTTCTGCTACAATTCCTGATTTGTATTTCTCTTTTGAAAACGAATATGACAGAAAAACACATCATAGCTTCATTCATCGAGTAAACGATAATAATTATAGGAATGGACTATTTTTAATTTCAAAACACAAACCCGTAACTGAAAAAGAAATAGAACATAGATTTATTGTCAACGCAAAAGAATGGGATATAGTTGCAAGTGGTCCGGTTGTGTATGATAGATTTTATATAGAAACGTTTGACGATTATATCAATGCACTAGATAATACTAAAACCGAAATGTTTTGGGCGCTATCTCACAACATTAAAATAAACGAATCTGAACTTGATAAAATTTATTTTACTCATGACAATGAATATGATAGAAAACAAAATCATGCGTTTGCTCATAAAGATAAAAACGAAATAACATTCAATGGCGTGTTCTTATTAAGCAAACACAAACCTATTACTGAAAAAGAAATAGAACATAGATTCGTTGTCAACGCAAAAGAATGGAACAGTGTTTTATCTACAACCGGCCAGTATGAAAAGTTTACTGTTAATAACTACAACGACTACTTAAATGCATTGGAAAATTCAAAAACAGAGTTGTTTTGGGGTATTCCTTCGGATGTAGTTGTATTAAGCGATTTTAAATTTGATATGAATTTTAATCATTCAAACGAATACGACAGAAAAATAAATCATATTATGTTTAACGGAGACTACAGAGACGGAATTGTTCTTTTTAGTAAACATGCTGTTGCAACACAAAAAGAAGTTGATACAAGATTTTATATAAACAAAAAAGATCATAATATTGTTGCGTCTTATCCTAAACCGTATGATTTCTTTTTCATTGACACCTATGATCAATATCTAGATGCTCTTGAAAAATCAACCACTGACATGTTTTGGATGGGCACACATAATATAAAAATTTCTGATACATTTAATTTAAACATGTATTTTAGTCATCACGAGACATTTGACAGAAACATAAATCATGTGTTTAAACACAAGTGCAGCGATGAAGTTTCATTTGATGGACTATTTTTGTGCACCAAAAAAATAGTGTTAACTGAGAAAGAAGTAGAACACAGATTAATTGCAAAGAGAAAAGAATGGGATATAGTTGCAAGCGGTCCAGTTGTGTATGATAAATTTATCATAAAAAATTATAATGATTATTTAAATGCAGTAAAAAATTCAAAAACAGAAATGTTTTGGTCTATTCCCGACGATGTTGACATTGCAAATAATTTTAAATTTGATTTGTATTTTCCGCACAACCAATGGTTTGAAAGAAGCATACACCATATATTTAAAAATGGAAGTGCATACGACGGTATAGCATTAATGAGTAAAAAACTTCCAGCAATCGAACACGAAGTAACACACAGATTTTATTTAGAAAAGAAAGAATATGATATTGTAGCAAGCAATCCAAAAACCTATGATATTGTGTTTATAAGCAAAGACGAAGAACATGCAGATGCAAATTACAATAAATTAAAAGAAAAATTCCCTAAAGCAATGCGTGTACACGGTGTACAAGGGATACACCAAGCACATATTGAAGCAGCACGACTTTGTTCATCTGAAATGATTTGGATAGTTGACGCTGATGCCGAAATCATTGATAATTTTAATTTTGATTACTATATTCCTACATATGATCCTGATAGTAAAAAAACAGTTCATGTTTGGAAATCACTAAATCCTATTAACAATTTAGTATACGGATACGGCGCAGTAAAGTTGTTGCCTAAAGAGCTAACGCTAAACATGGATATAACCAAGCCTGATATGACTACAAGTATATCTACATTGTTTAAGTCTATAAACCGTGTTTCCAATATTACTAAATTTAACACAGACCCTTTTAGTACTTGGAGAAGTGCGTTTAGAGAATGTGTAAAATTGGCATCTAAGACCATCGATGGACAACGAGACGAAGAAACTGATTTTAGATTAAACGTGTGGTGTACTCGTGGCAAGGACAAAGAGTTTGGCGATTATTGTATTGCCGGTGCAAATGCAGGCAAACAGTATGGCATAGACAACGTAGGCAATATCGAAGCGTTAAGAAAAATCAACGACTTTGATTGGCTAAAAGAACAGTTTACGAAATTAAATCAACAATCTTAAAAACCGTGTCTAATTTTTGCTGATTTGCTTTACGTCTAAGAGTATTGGCCAATCCGGTATGCAACGGTTTCGGCCAATTTCCAAATTTAACCCAAGCATATCCATCATGCTCGTTATTTAACGTAGGAATAAATTCTTTGTCAATTACACACAAATATGTGTGAAATTTAAAATGTTCATCGTTACTTATAAATGTTTCTAGAGGAATAACTTTTTTAATATCAGGCATAAATCCTATTTCTTCAGTTATTTCTCGTTTTAGACCTTCCCATGGAGTTTCACGTTCTTCATTAGTACCGCCGACTAGTCCCCAAACATTGTTTTGTTTAGATTGAGTTCTATGAAGTAATAAAAATCTATTAGTAGACAGTGTATAAAAAAGTGCACCAGAGCAAACAATATTTTTCATACTAATAATTAGCTTTATGGAAACAACGCCCAAGACCCTTGTGAGTACTCACCTTCGAAACTTTTAGTCCAATACTCGCCAGTCCACTTATACTGACTTCCTGTTGCCAAGTTAGTCATAAAAATAGGAGTTTCGCTTTCGCTTGCATCAAATATAATGTTCCACTGGTCGCCGTCCCATTCGATGATATCATTCTCGCCTGCTACTAGCTCGCCAAACGGACTGTTTGTACTTTTCCACCCGTCTGCTCCGTCGTCGTTGTTTTCGTTACCTACTTTGCTTAATATTAATAAACGCAATCCTACAACTAATCTAGTAGTTGGGTTCCAACGCAGTGGATCGATAATGTAATCCATGCTAGTGTAACTGTTAGGATTTCTTGCATCACTTACTAGTACTGTATTTGCAGGGTATGTATCTTCATCCCAGTCAACAATTAATTCTGTTGGATCTAACGGATTGACAGTTATATAGCCAATGATGTACGTACCGTCGCCGGTTGAAATACGTAATTGACTTACGCCAGCAGTATAGCATCCTGGAACTTGTGCAAATAATCCATTCCAGTTTACAGTACCAACTTCGCCCTTGTCAATAATGTATGCTTTTTCACCTTTAATGTACAGTCCTAGTCCTAATATACCAATACTACCATTTGCACTTCCTAGTGCAGCAGGAACAAATGTTCTTTTAACGTTAAAGTCCATTTCTCCAGTTCCAGTATTTGGAAACTCACCCTTATCGACTGTTGTCTCAACTGTTCCGTCTGTACCAACAGTTGCTATTTCTTCTCTCATGGTTAAATTATTACTTTCCAGCGCACCTTGCGCTGAGCTTATTCCTAGATCAATAGATCCAGTTGATTCGTTGAATATGCTTGTAATAATATTTGTAATAACTCCTAGACGTTTTACTTTTGCCGGAGGAGATATGAATATTGGAGTACTAAATCCTAATGTAGCTATATCTATTTCCGAATCAACTCCTACAGGAATACTTCTGCTGCTAAACGTAATACTTTCTAAATTTATCACGCTTAAACTAGTCCAATCAACAAAGTTGTCTGTTGTTTGTATTTCTAAGCTAGGATTAAACAACATCAATATTTGTTCTAGTATTTGTAGTTTTTGATCTGTATTGGTTGTCCAAATGTCAACACTTACTGCCAAGTTGTAAGGAGTAGGCATTAACCGTTCGACTGTGTAATTTTTGCCTTGAGTGTTTAAATATTCATTTCCATTGTTGTCATATGCACGTTCTCTAATGTGAACTTTACTGACAAACGACGAATCACTAGTTCTCGCCCGGTCCATCTCTAATCCGGTAACATAGACTGCCATGCGAGGAGCACTAGGTATTTTATTTTCAGAATTATCTCTCATAATACTAGCAACTTGTCTAGTTAAATCGCCGTATGTTACCGGAACTTGTCTTAGATCACCATCACCGTCCTTGTATGAGAAGTTACTCATCATTCTAATGATTTGAGTTAAATATCTTCTTATTTGTCCATCGTAAAAATGCAAA